TTACAAGTTCAAAGCAATTAAATGCAGTGATTCAATGGTCTAAAGATGGGACATCATTAGCTGAAATAACTGCAATAGATATTATTTCAATTGGCAGTATTATGCAAGTATCTATCACAACTGCAACTACTAATGCTGATTTAACATCTTGCGTTATAGCATTCCAATATGAAATCATCTGATAGCGGCATCAGACTGATACATTATAAAAGATGAATATAAGTAAGACTGGTATTCAATTGGTCAAGGACTTTGAAGGTCTTAGACTCAATGCCTACAAGTGTAGTGCTGGTGTTGCTACAATTGGGTATGGTTCTACTTTCTATCCTGACAAATCTAATGTCAAGATGGGAGATGTGCTAAGAGATAAGGATGAAGCAGAAGTATTACTCATAGCAACCCTTAAAGACTTTGACATATACGTATCTAAGTACACTAAGTCAGTTAAGTTAACCCAATATCAGTTTGATGCACTTGTATCATTTGCCTTTAATTGTGGATTATGTGCATTAGGTTCATCTACCTTGCTTAAAAAGGTACTTATTAACCCTAATGACCCAAATATAGCTTTAGAGTTTGCTAAATGGAATAAAGGCGGTGGTAAGGTGTTGCAAGGTTTGGTTAAAAGAAGGAAAAAAGAAAGTGAACTATATTTTAAGGTGGTCGTATAGTGAATATGGCTATCGACCCTAAGAAATTCAAACAAATAGCTGACTTACTTATGGTGTACTGGCACTTGACTATAGGCTCACTCATATCTGTGGTTGGCTTTTGGCTATTCTTTACTAAGAAGATAGACAAAGAGTCATTTGCCTATATCATTGGTGCGGTTGTTACGTTAAAGTGGGTGTGGAAACCAACCGAGAAAGGGGGTAATAATGACTGATGGTGTAAAAGATACTATCTATACCCACACATTTGATAATGTTTGTGTAATTGGTGCATCATGTAAGTTGCATAACCATATTCTTAAGGAGGTTATTAATAAACCTGAACCATTTACCTTTATAAATCACTACATGGGAGATACTTCTATGTATCTCTACCAAAATCAATGGGGTGAAACACTATATGTTGACCAAAAATTAACTAAATTTGAGCCAATTGTTGAGGTGGATGTTGAAACAATACCAGTAATACCATTTAGAGCATCGGATACTATACAACCTTGTGATGCTAAGTGGTTAATTAAGGGTGAAAAGTTTGAATTAAAACCTTATTCTATACAAAAATGTAAAAATAAGATGGTTCAAGACTACTTATATAGTGACTTATCGAACTCAATTGTAATGATGTTAATGTTATTAGCTACTTCTATATGGCTATATCGTAGTGTTTTTATTTGGGCTGAAATGATAGGTAAGATTAATAAGATAGTTCGTGCATAGAGATGTCTACACGCTATATCTTAGCTAATTCTATTGACCTACTCTATGTAGTTGCTGACTATGAAGGTCAGATATTGCGCTCAAATGATTTGTTTAAAGAGTATTCAAGTCATATCAAACCTAAAAAGGTAAGTGATATAATCTCAGATGATACTGAGTTAGATGATTATGTAGCATCTGTTAAGAAAGCCATTGAGATTGAACCTAACCCAGTTAGAATATACGCACGAACCAAGCAGAAAAATAGTGGGTTAAGATGGAACTTGTGGAACTGCTACGCAATACTTGGCTCACTTCACTTTATTGGTTTTCAAATTACTGATGTGACCAGCATAACAAGTCACGAACACGAGAAACAAAAGCAGTTATTAGAAGAGTTCAGGTTTATGTTGAGTCACGAACTAAGGCAGCCTTTAACATCAGTTGCTGGTGTGGTTAAGTTGTTACTTGACAAAGATGGTAAGATGGATGATGCTGAACAAACTGAACTATTGAAGATGGTAGATGATTCAATGAAGAGGTTAGATATAGCAGTTCATTTATTGGTTAAGAAAGCAACAAGGCAGCTATGAGAGAATGTATGCTACCAATGGACGAAGACGAAGCAGATGAAAGATTGCTCAATGTGGTTAAGCACTATGTCATCGAACGTGAAATGCCAATCTATGTAGCTAAGAATGTACTAAGAAGTAACTTAAGAGATAAGTCATGCTTTGAATTACAATGGGAAAAGTTTATTAAGTTAATTGGTGGTTATGCAACAAAGTAAATTTGACTCAATTGATAAGGTGCTAATGATTGTAGGTAGTATTGTTATGCTGCTTATCTTCATTCATACTTGTGGCATGAATGGTCAACTAACCATTGACTATCGTAAGATGAAAGAAGAGGTGCAGAATTATAAGGTGCAACACTTGGCAGATTCAAGTAAGTTAATTAGTCAAGCTATCAACTATCAAAGTGAGATTGACAATAAAGATATAGCAATTAAACTATTAGCCATTCGCAATCCTAAAGAGGTGGTCAAGATTAAGTATAAGACTAAGGTAGAAACTAAAATTCAACTTGCTGAACCTATCACAATTGATTCAACCAATTACATTAAGTTACCAGTTCAATTCTCAGATTATAGTGAATGGTATTCTATTGATGGTAAGATTGACACTACTGGAAGCCTTGTAATCGATTCAATAGTATCAAGTGGTACTTTGACCTATTCGGTAGGAGATACTTTAAGATATGGTCTATTTAATCGTTTAATGAGAAAAACAGATAGTGTAGTTAGATTGCACATTGATAATCCTACTATGTCAATCACTAACCTATCTAATATCTATGTCAAGAAAGAACCAAAGTGGTATCAATCTACTGCATTTAAGGTAGGTGTTGGTGTATTATTAGGTATTGGATTGAGTAGCCAAATAAAATAATAGTAAAGTTTTGTATTTCATTATCAGTCAATTACGAAATGTAAGTAAAAATAATTGCATTTATTTTGATAGAGGTATTGCAGAATCAAAAAATGGTTTTATCTTTGCCCTATCAATAAGTCACAAAAAATTTACTCACTCACTAAATCAAACACAATGACAACTACAACTTACATTTACGAAACATCTGCTGGTACTAACGTAGAAACATTTGCATCTTCAGGTTATATTACTTTAACTCAAAACGGATTATTCAAATATGAGCATCATTTCGGTAGTCATATGTTGAATCTTCAAGAGCAAATGTTAGTTGCTGAGTTAACTACAAGAAATATTCAATATACAAAAACAATCAACTAACCAATAAGGGAGGCTCAGACCTCCCTACTTTTTTCATTTAATCAATTAATCAATCTATAAATTCAATCACAATGAACAATCAATTTCTAATTACAATTGAGACTAACACAACATCTGAATCAATCTCTTCACATCAACTATTAAGAGATGCTAAAATGTGTGCTGATACCTACCTTACCACCAAGAAGTCTGAATACATAGAGTCTGAGAATCCAGCCATTGTAATTTGGGAAAATGACTTTATGGTTCAATACATCCCATTCTTTTAATCAACTAATCTTCTAATCAATCAATCTAAAATTCATAAACTATGAACACATCAACTATTTTCAAACTTCAAGAGGGTAACACCTATTTTCACTATGACCATCTTAACGGCTCAATGGTATCTGTAGTAACTGATGGATGCTATAGCGGTATCTTCACAAGATGCGATTCTAATTGTGCTGTAATGGCAAGACAATTCCACAAAGAAGAGTATCACAATGTACCTCTTATCTATCGTGACTATATTGCAGTATCTACAGAAGAGTATGTAGAGGCATTCGATAAGGCAATGGCTAAGTTAGAAGAGGCATCACACATTATGTTTAAATCACTTTAATTTTTAATCAATAAATCCAAATCAATTATGTTACCAACTTTAAATGCTCCAGTAGGAGGCGAATCAAATTATTCAAATAAGATAGCACCAGTAGGGATGCATCTTGCACGTATCTACCAAATCATTGACTTAGGTACAACAGAACAAACTGGTCAATTTGGCGGTAAGAAAAGAAAGGTTCAAGTATTATTTGAACTACCATTAGAAACGGCAGTATTTGACCCTGAAAAGGGTGAGCAGCCATTCTACGCACGTAATATGTATACCTTATCAATGCACGAGAAAAGCACCTTAAGAAAAGATGTGCATTCAATGATGGGTAAGACCTTAACAGATAATGAGGCTAAGTCATTTAACATCTTCAATCTACTTGGTAAGGAGTGCATGGTTAACATCATTCATAAACAAAGCGGTGATAAGACTTTTGCCAATATTCAAACTATTACACCAGTTCCTAAAGGTATGGTATGCCCTCCAGCGGTTAACCAACCATTGGTATTCTCAACTCAGCAACCTGATATGGATGCATTCAGAAAGTTACCTGAGTTTGTTCAGGATAAGATTAAGTTGAGTGATGAATTTATAGCTTACATGGAATCTCAAATGAATGATACTAAGTATTCAGTTAGCAACTTACCACCAACCTTTGAAGTAGAGAAAGGTGTTAACCCAAGTGACTTTGAATGGATGCAAGGTGACCAAGAAGACCCAACTAAATTACCTTTTTAATTAATCAATGGAGGGTGTAATAGCCCTCCTTAAAATCAATCACTATGAAAGCAGAACTCACATTAAAAATAGATTCGCTATACCAAGTCATTAATGACCCTAATAATCTGAAGGCTCAACAACTAATCAATGATGCACCAAATAAGGTCGAGGACAAACTATCTTACGACATTACCGAGCATACTATCAAATTAGCAAATGAAGTCCTTAAATCAATTGAATCAAGTCGTAAGGCTATTACATCACCACTTGATGCATACAAGAAGCAAATCATGGACGTGGAGAAAGAAGCAGTTGAGCCACTTAAGAAGTACATTGAATCTGCTAAGAGTAAGATGTTAGCCTACAATGAAGAGTTAGAAAGGGTACAACGTGAGGCAAATGAGAAACTAAGGATTGAATCTGAGAAAGCATTAGAAGATGCACCCTTTGATGTATTCAATACTTTAGCTGGTTACTTTGTTGACCAAGCAGTTAGCATCAATACTGAGCAACCTAAGAACATTAGGGTTACTAAGAAAGCAAGAATCAATGGTGAAGTGAACTGGTCAATGGTACTTAATGTATTATTTGCTGCTGAATGTATAGACTACCAAGACTTGCTCACACCACTTACAAAGGCTATGGAAAAGTGCGGTGTGGTGAAGATTGATGGTATTGAAATTTACGAACACAAAACACAAGTAATTCGATAAGTTATGATAGCAACTCAAGGAATGCAAACTGCAAGATTTTATGTTGATACAGATGTTGATACAAGACCTGAGATAATAAAACGATTAACTAAACCAAGAAATTACAAATCATCTATGGACACACAATTAAGCATTGAAGATAGAGTAATGTCAAATGGACATTCACCAAACTATTATTTTACTAAGTCAAATCATTTTGAGATTGTAGATATGTTTGAAAAGTATAGAATTGAATACAAATTATCTGAAACTGAATTTGCAAAACTTGCTGACTATTCAAGAAGTTGCTATATGCAAAAAGTAAAAGGTCAACATAGGTTTAGTAAATCATCATTTTATAGATTCTATGATGTATGTGATAAATTAGAAAAGAATGAAAATGATACATGGCATATACCATCTAAAGATATCCATGATAGAATGGTTGAATTTAGTGTAGATAGTTGCATCAACTTTCTAAAGGCTACTGGTGACTACAAGATATGCAAACGTGAAATCACTACTAATTGGATTGAATTATGACTCGTGACCAATTCGTATACTTTCCAGCACTATCTTGTTCACGTATTAAGAAACACTATACTGGTGACATCAGTTATGCAAAAGTAGCATTAGAGTTAGGTGTTAGCCTACATCATCAACTACTTGATTTGAAACCTGAACAAATGAACCTTGAGGCATACAATGTACACAAGGCAATAGCAAAGCACCCAGTAGCATCAAGGATTATGAACGGTGCAATCAATGAGCATCCAATGATTAAAGAGGTGCAAGTAGGTAGACATACCATAGAAGGTAAAGCAATGTTTGACATCTACAATTCACAACTTAATGTGATAGCAGACATTAAGACCACATCAGCAAGAACCTTAGATGTGTTTGCCTCTGACATGGTCAAGCACTACAACCACATCCAAGCTGTTTGGTATTCATTGATAGCTGGAATAGACCCTAAGAACTTCTTTTATATTGGTGTAACATCAAGGTCTAAAAGGTTAGGTAGTAACTCAGATACTATCTTAGTGTATCGACATTCAGACCAAGAAATATTAGAAGCACGTAAGTTAATTACTGGATACCTTGACCAAAACATTAATGAACTCAAATCACATTTTAATTCATCTTATAAATCGTAACTATGAAAAATGAAACTGCAATAGAAATCATACTTAGACTTCTTAAATTACATACTAAGTTAAACAAAGAATGCCCTGAGATATTAGAAGTCATAGAAAGCTACTTAGACATTGAACAGAATCAAATTACATCTGCTTGGAATGATGCATTTCTAATAGGTAAAAATGGATTCATTCTTGAAGATTATAGCAATGGCAAAGAATATTATAATGCAAAATATAAGAAGCCATGAACCATGAACTAATAGCACACATCGAATACCTTAAAGATAAGGATATGAGATTCAAGGTAATTGAGGAAAGATACCTTATTGCAGTTAGTAGATACTTTATGTGCGGTGGTGAACTGCCATCACACCAAATAGCTAACTATCTCGCATTAAACAACCATAGACTTACTTTAATGATTCAGGATAAGATGGCTCAAATGACTGGTGTAGAATTAAAAAATAATGCACCTAAAGTCAACATCTATAATTCACTTAAAGACTTAGAATATAAGTCACCAAGAAGTTATAGATACGAATGGCAGCCAGTATATGAATTAGATTACTATAACTACCTTGCAAACAATTCGAGAGAGCAAATTATTCATAATTATAAATTGTACTTACATGAGTCAAGAAGCAGAAATCTACAAGGTAATAGCAAGGTATCTAACACTCAAGCACCCAAAGGTAATATTCAGATTTGATTTTGCTGCTGGTCTCTACCTGAGTCCTTATATGGCAAATAAGCATAGGTCACAGAATCCAATCAAAGGGTATCCTGACTTATTCATTGCAGTACCTAAAGGTAACTTTGCTGGTCTATTCATTGAGATTAAAACAGATAAGGCTAACCCATTTAAGAAAGATGGTACATTAAAATCTAATGAGCATACTGAACGCCAAGCAGAGGTATTGAAAGCATTAAATGAAGTTGGCTATGCTGCACTATTTTCAACTGGTGTAGACGAAACAATTAAAGTGATTGAGAGTTATCTTAATCAAGAATAATTTTATATCTTAGCACCATTCAGAGGTAGTAGCCTGAGTGTATTGTAAAACTTTTCACCCTATGGTGACTGAGAGACTGAGAGTAAAATCAAAGTCGCTACTACCTCAGTCTTCATAGGGTATTTTTTTTATTATGAAACTGCAAGAACTAAGTCAAGAAGAATTAAGTGGAATGCTTATAAACCTTTACAATACACATAGGTTATTGTGTATTGAATATTTGACATATGCACAAAATGATGATTGTGAATTACATAAGAAAAGGTTAACTAAAGAATATATCAATGAGATATTGACAGATGGTATTGACCAAATTATACTACAAAATTGTTCATCTATAATTGGAGATTGATATGAATAGCAGAGATACTTGCATCTTTTATCGGTCAATGTTTGAATCAATAAAAGAACTACCTAAAGAGAATCAGGCTGAGTTATACAATGCCATCTTTGAATACTCATTAGACTTTGTTGAACCTACTTTAAGTGGTCTATCATTGACTATATGGAGACTGATAAGACCAGTATTGGAGAAAGGTAATGCTAACTATATCAATGGAAGTAAGCCGAAGACTAAGCAAACAAGAAGCGAAACCGAAGCGAAACCGAAGCCAATTGTAAGCGAACAAGAAGCGAAAGTGAAGCGACTTGTAAGCGAAAGTGAAGCCTATAAGGATAAGGATAAGGATAAGGATGAAGATAATGATAAGGATAAAGTTAAGAGTGCTAAAGCACCTAACTATACAAAATTTACTAATGAAGACCTTATTGAACAAATCAAACCATTTATAGATAAGTATGGTAAAGATTTTTGTAATGCTTTTTACTTTTATTGGTCTGAACCTTTGCCTAATGGTAAAATGAGAATGACTGGTCAAAAGGCTTGGAATATAAATAGAAGACTTGTAAATTGGAAACAGACAGAAAAACAACCTACTAACACTACCAACTTTGTCAAGTCAGCACCAGTAGTCTTTAATCGTTCATCACAAGGTCAACACTATGTAGGTGACGATGTCAAATAATTATACGTACAAAAAATAAAAATCAGTACGTACAAAAAAATAAAACAATGAAATACAAAGTACTTAATTTATATGCTTGTCTTGGTGGTAATAGATACCTATGGACAGATTGTGAAGTTACTGCTATAGAACTTGATTCAGAACTTGCAAGAATGTACCAAGAAAGGTTTCCAAATGATATAGTAATAGTTGCTGATGCACATCAATACTTACTTGACCATTATAAAGAGTTTGATTTTATTTGGTCTTCACCACCTTGCCCAAGTCATAGCAGAGCAAGATACTGGACGAGTTCAAACTATGATACTAATGTTGAAGCAGTCTATCCTGATATGAAATTGTATGAAGAGATTTTATTCTTACAACATTATTATAGAACTGGTAAGTGGGTAGTTGAGAATGTCATACCATACTATGAACCATTGATAGCAGCAAAAAAAAGAGGTAGACATTTATACTGGACTAATTTTAATTTGCCAAGTGATTTAGGAGATAGAAGAATTCAGATAGGTGCTGGAACTGATGAACTAAAAAGGTTATGTGAATTTCATAAGATTGATATTTCATCATATAAAGGTGAACAAAGTATGATTAAGGTTGCACGTAACTTAGTAGACTATGATGCTGGTTTGACTATCTACAATGTTGCACGAGGCATATTTGAAAAGTCTAAATTCAATCAAACATCATTATTTGAATAAATGTATTGCACAAACAAAAAATATATTAAATTTGAAAAACAATGACCAACCCACAACAAGCACTCATAGGTATCTTAATGACTGGTGATACCCATCAGGAACTTATACCACAACTTGGTGAGCATCTTTTCAATGAGGTGCTTACCTCAAGATGTTATGCAGTAATCAAGAAAACAATTGATAAAGGACTTACTCCTAACTTGGTCAATTTCTTTATGACTGCCAATGAACTTGATAAGTTCACACCTAAAGAAACATCTGAGATAGTGATGTGGTCAAACAACCTGACCTATAATGAACCAGTCAATGAATACATTGCCATTCTTAAAGACAATCACATCAAGCGGTCAATAGCATCAATAGTAACTGAGCAGTCATTAGGTCTTATCAATAACGATGGTTACACAACTGCCACATCAATAATTAAATCTCTTACCAACCTACTTGATACTGGTACTAACTCAGATAATATTATTGACCTTTCTGAACTAACCAATGATGAACGTGAGGCATACTATCGTAGGGCAGCACTAACACTATCAGGTAAGACTACTGGTCTTGAGACTGGTCTAAAGTCACTAAATAAGTTTACGGGTGGTTTTCATCCTGAGTTCATTATCATTGCTGGTAGACCAAGTATGGGTAAGACTGCATTAGCATTATTTCACGGAATGAAAAGTGGTGAGGCTGGTATCTATTTTAATCTTGAGATGAATAAGTCTCAACTATGTCAAAGGTTAATTTTACAAGATGCTGGTGATTCAATCCACTCTTCAAGGTTACGTGATGGTAACCTTAGTCAATCTGAGTTACATTCATTTGAAAAGGTAATAGGTAACATTGAGAAACAACCATTTCTAATCTACGATAAGGCAAGGTGTGGTGTACACGAGGCAATAAGGGTAATGAAGAGAGAGCATCGTAAGGGAAGGTGCAAGTGGGCAATTATTGACTACTTGCAACTAATGACCATAGAAGGGTTTAAAGGTGGCAATAGAGAGGCAGAGGTAGCTGAGATTAGTAGAACTTTAAAAGCAGCACAAAAAGAACTTGGCATACCAATTATAGCACTTGCTCAGTTGAGCAGAGAAGTTGAAAAGAGACCTGATAAGAAACCAATCCTATCTGACTTACGTGAGTCAGGTTCATTAGAGCAAGATGCAGATAGTGTAGCTTTCGTTTGGAGACCATCATACTATGGATTGAATGATGAAGATGGTAATCCATACACTAATCACATCTTCTACCTATTTGAGAAACATAGACAAGGTGCTACTGGTGTGGTTGAGTTCAGGCATTCACCTAACATGACCAACTTTACTGATGTGGTTACACATGATATTGGTAGTACATACTTACCACAACCTAAAGACCTAAGACATTATGCAGACAAAGACTGGGACAAAGACACCAACCAACCATTCTGAACCATTACCTTGTGAGTTCAACTACTACGAAATAAGAGGTGGTAAGTGCGAATTTGCAAAGGTGTATTATGGTAAGATATTTTGTACTAATAAGAATTGTAAATAATGATAAAAGTAGGTAGTGATTTTTCAGGTGTTGGTGCATTCAATCAAGCATTGATAAGATTAGGAATTGATTTTGAAGAGGTATATGCTTGTGATATGGATAAGTATGCAAGGCAAACATACATTCACAATTATGGTGAACCATCGTACTATCCAACAAATGTCTATGATAGAGTAATACCAAAAGATTCACTTGACATATATATGACATCTCCACCTTGCCAAGCATTCTCATTAGCTGGTAAGAGATTAGGAAAAGAAGATAAAAGAGGTATCTTATTTTTTAACTCACTTGAGTTCATCAAGCAAAACAAACCACGTTATTTTATATTTGAGAATGTTAAAGGTTTGCTTTCAGATGATGGTGGTAAGACATTTAGTGAATGGGTTAACCTACTTGGTGGTAAGTCAGTCAATGGAAACCAAATTTTATTTCCTTATGAAGATTCAGTACCTTATCACTTATATTGGGAAGTTCTTAATGCTAAAGAGCATGGAGTGCCACAAAATCGTGAAAGAGTATTTTTAGTTGGTATTCGTGATGATTCAGATAATAACTTTAGATTTCCAATTGAAGAACATTTAACTAAAAGATTGAAAGATGTACTTGAACAAATTGTAGATGATAAATATATTATTACACAAGAAAAAATTGAATATTTAAAAAGAAGTGATGATACAGGTTGGGGTAAAAATTTTATTGATGATGAAAAAGATATATCATATTGTATTGATGCATCTTATTCTAAAGGACATCGTGGAGCAACAGTTGTTAAAACTGAACAAAATAATGTTAAAGTTGGGGACTATAGAAGTGATGAAGGTTTTAGGTGGAGAAAAGATGGTAATTCTCCAGCAATTATGGCAATGATGAGAGATACATGGAAAGAAAATTATACTGGACAAAATCCACCAATTATAGAAAAAGATTATAAAATAAGAAGACTTACACCACGTGAGTGTTTTAGATTAATGGACTTTCCCGATACATTTACTTGGACTTGTTCAGATAGTCAAGCATACAAACAGGCTGGTAATTCAATTGTTGTGAATGTTCTTTATAAGATATTAAAGAATTTAAACCTATCAATAAGTACAACGTAATCATATAATCACTATATTTGTTGACTATGGAACAAATCAAGAAAGATAACAGAGGTGGTAAGAGACTTGGTGCTGGTCACCCATTCAAGTATGGTGAACGTACAATTAACATCACATTTCGCATACCAACATCGCACAAAGAACTAATCAAGGTAATGGTTAAAGAATATCTTGATAAGGTTAGTGCTGAACACAAAACAAGTAAACCAACTAAATCTGAACACTATGGCTGCTGAACAATCGGTTATTGAACTAATCTTTGAAAGACAAAATGAAATGAACATTGATGATTTTATTCAATGGCTCAATACGAACTATGAAGAGTTAAAGTCTCAGCATAAGATGGAAGTGATGGGTGCTTATGAATGTGGGTTAGAAGATAGCGAAACAGAAAGATATGCACCTAAAGCATCTTTAGACTTTTATAATCAGTTTTATGGATAAGAATTAATAAAAATAAACTATGAACTTGTACACATTTTACCACAATTGCTTAGACGATAGCGATAAAAGATATTTAGCGCATTTGCTAAAAAAAGAAAAAGTAAAAGCATCTACTGAATTATTAGTCAAAGATTGGATTAATATAATTGATGTATCAGTTAGACTTACAAACATATTAAAATGTTATTATATTGATATTGATATTTACCCTTCTGAAATAACAAAAGAAATGTTTTTAAGTAATCGTAATACTGGAATTATAACGTGGAGAGAATTTGAAAAATTAAGAGGAGATTATATATGACACATAAACCTATGGAAAGCAATCTACTACTTATACCTTGTGCTATTGAATCAGTTGCCACAAGAAGAGACAAAACCTTAAAGGTAGTGATAGGTACACAAGAACTATCACCAGCAAAGGCAGCAGAGTTATTTAACCAATGGACATCAGGTGTAGGTGTTATGGCATTTAAAGGTGAGTCATTCAATTACAATGATGAAGAGTTACTCAAGTCAATCAAGATAGATGCTGAAGAGATGGGTAGCAAGACACCCAGTCAAAGGTTGAGGTCTTGCCTATACGTTTTGTTTGAACGCAATCCTGAGGGCTACCAAGATTTTAATAGTTACTATGCATCAATGATGGATAAGTTTATTGATATGGTTAAGAAACGAATTGACACCTACCAGTTATGAACAAGACCCACACCATACAAGATTCAAGTGGTAATAAGTTAATTGCCTCTCATAAAGATTCAATCATCAACCTATCATTGCTACTTGCTGATGGTAAGAAGAGAGCCATAGGTCAGATTGATAAAGCAACAAGAACTCTAAGACTGGTTAGGTCAAGGTCAAAGCATTTAATGAGGGTTAATAATTCATACGGCATCAACTACTACCTCATTGAGAATGGTGTAACATTTGACAAAGTTGAAATAATAGATGAACAAAGTAGATGGTTAATACCTAAGGACTATCTTATTGAACATTGCACCACTATGAACTTCAAGGCTCAAGGATTTGAACTACAGAAATTCATATCACTTGACAAATTAAATAGTTATGTAACTTTGTAGTTATGGAAGCACAAGACGAACCTAATAAGGGAGGTAGACCAACTAAGTACAAGGAGGCATTTAATGACCAAGTATTTGAAATGGCTCTTCTTGGTTTATCAGATAGCCAAATGGCAAACATCTTAGGTATAACTGAACAAACATTAAACAATTGGAAAACCGAACACCCAATGTTTTTTGAGTCATTAACGCAAGGGAAAGAGAATGCAGACGGCAAAGTAGCCAAAGCAATGTACAAACGTGCATTAGGTTTAACCATCATTGAAGAGGCATTGACTAAAGATGGTCAGATAGTTCAGTTGAGAAAAGAACTGCCACCTGATACTCCAGCAGCGAAACATTGGTTAGCCAATAGACAAAGGAAACTTTGGGCAAACAATGGTGAAAGCACGATGTACACTACTGAGCCACTAATCATCATAAGGACTGAGGGAGACAAAGATGAATGAGTTTCAAGTTAACCAAACGTCAAACAACTGCATACGACTTAGCAGTTAATGGTGTTAAGAAAGTAATAGTCTTTGGTGGCGCAATTCGAGGTGGTAAGACCTACTGGTTACTACTAACTCTATCATCACTCTGTTTACTCTACCCACGTTCAAGATGGGTAATCATTCGTAAGACCTTACCCGATTTAAAGAGGACAACCTTTCCATCATTTAGTTCAATACTTAACGATGGCTTGAATCAATACATTAGTTCATGGAATCGTGAGACCAATGTAGTTACATTCACTAATGGTAGTGTACTAATCTTTATGGCTGAATCATTTGATGATGATAAGGACTTGAATAGGTTCAGAGGGTTAGAAGTAAATGGTGCTGGGTTAGATGAAGTGAATGAGTTACAAGAAGCAACCTTCTACAAGGTGCAAGAAAGGATAGGTAGTTGGAATAAGGCAATAGGTCAACCACCAATAGTATGTTTGGCTACTTGCAACCCTGCTAACAATTGGGTTAAGTCAGTTATCTATGAAAGGTGGAGAAACAATACACTACCTGATAAGTGGTCTTACATCAACTCACGTATCACAGATAACCCATACATCAGTCAAGACTATCTTGAGTCACTTAAAGAGTTACCACCAATTCAGTATGCAAGATTCGTAGAAGGTGACTGGGATGTAATGGACGATGTATCTAACCCATTCTTATATGCGTGGGATGATGATAGACACATAGACGATTCACTAACCATCAATCCTAACCTACCAGTATTCATATCAGTCGATTTTAATATTAACCCACTATCAGCATTAATCATCCAGCAACATACAACTAAGGGGTGTTCAGTAGTTGGTGAAATTAACATTGACAAGGGTAGCATTGATGCTTTCTGTGATTATGTTGAGAGTCTTAATGTACCTCGTGGTTTGTTAAGAATAACTGGTGATGCAATGGGTAATGGTCGCAGCATTCAGCAACGTGATAACTCAAGTGCCTATACCCAAATCAAAAGAAGGTTATACCTTGCTGACTCACAGATAATCATACCAGCTAACCCTACGCACTATAATAGTCGAATAGACTGCAATAACGCATTAACAAGACTTGATGTAAAGGTCAACTCAGTTAGGTGTAAAGGATTCGTTTATGATGCTAAACAAGTACAATGTAATAGTGATGGTGGTATAATAAAGTCAAACAGAAAAAACTTATCAGAGAGGGCAGATTTTCTTGATTGTTTCCGTTACTTTGTAAATTCAATTTTAAAAAGATACCTATGAGCATTTGTTCACCTTGTTACGATTCAGGTAGTTATGTAGATGTATGTGCTACTGGTCTAACCTTTGGAGTAGCAGAACCCGATACATCATACCTTGTTTGCATCCAGTATAAGGCTACTGGTCGCATTCAGACCTTTGTATCCATTAGTGATGAGTTTGGTAACATTACCATTGAAGGTGTGTTAATCGACCCATTACAAGGTTATACGTTATGGATAACAACCGATACACCAAATGGTACAAGACAAGACTTGACCATAGGTGAAGACACCTACACGTGCATTGACTTTAGCATTGCGGTAACTGATACTGAACCATCAATAGTTAATCTAACACTATGAGCAAACTATATGCAATAATCAAAGGGTGGTACTACTACCTGACTGCAAGTTCTAAGAATAAGAAGTTGAGTAGTGAACGAACTGCAATATGTAATAACTGCCAACATAGGTATAAGAGATTAAACCTTTGTAATGCTTGTGGGTGTTTCCTACCAGCCAAAACAAGGGTAGAAGATGCACAATGCCCACATGAATACTGGTGACCTATGGCTAACTTTATCATCTTACAATCTACATTGATTGAGTATAATAAGAATATTGAAGATGAAGAGTTACAAGAATTATCATCAATTGACTTAGGAGACTGCAAGGTATTAGTCAATGTCAATGCTATAATGATGGTCATAGAGAATCAAGGAACTACAATACTAACCTTAACCAACTTAGATAGGTTGGTTAGCAATAACACAATAGATGAAGTTATTCAGAAAATTAATGCCTCACAAGTTGTGGCATCGATTCAATAGATGGAATAAAAAACAAACCAGTTACAATCTTGTTAAGGTATTCACTCAAGATGGGTATAACTATCTTAGATTCCCTAAAGAGACCAATATGCCACTTGAAAGATTCTCAATGTCGATGGCATTACTTGAAAGACTTAGTTCAGGTATTAGTGGTTCAGAGATGGAAGGTATCTTAGAAGGTATGGAGAAAGCATTAAGTGCTGGTCTATCCAACCCTAAGAACGCAGCATTAGTTGCTACCTACATTCACATCATACGTGAACGTCAAGACACCATCATACATCGTGACCTACTGCTCAACATAGCTGCTACATGGATTATACGTGATGATGAAGACCCAACAATAATCAATAATGATATTCACAAAGAAAAACTTGATGTATTCGAAAAGATGTGCAAGGAGGGTTCACACGATTTTTTTACACGGCTGGGTATAGAGCCGCTAATACCCTTAATGTCTATGTCTCCAAGCGACTTTCAGAAATTATGGGAGTACAACGTGGAAGCACAACGCAACCTAATCAAAGCATTGACCCACTTAGATTCAGTCCACGATACAGAGCGACCGAAACGACAACGAGAATTAAAAATCAAGTGATGACAATAGTTGACGGTGATGTAATGTCATACAATCAACTAATGCATAGTGATGTTGATTTATTTATTACTAAATTTGAATCGTTCATAAAATCTCAACAACGTGGCAATAGTATACATTGAATATGAAGCGAAAGCAGCATCACTTAAAAGTGTAACTGATACTATTATCAATGCTAATAAACAGATTAGTGACTCTGCTCAGACATCAGCTAACTTAGCTAATGAAGTTTATAAATCAGTAGGTAAATCAATTAGTGCTGCATTTGCATCTAAAGATGTACAAAAATCACTTGATGCAAATCTTAAATCAATCAACTCTTCTAAAGATTCAATTGTTAAATTAAATGATGAATCAGTTAAATATGCTAAAGCTGGTGCATCATTAGCATATGGTATTAAGAATACTGGTATTGAAGCATTAAAAGCAAATAAAGAAATTAGTAGTCTACAACAAACTATTTTCACTTTAGGTAAGAATAGTAACAATACTGGTGAAAAGGCACAATCATTAAAGAGTAGGTTAGCAGCATTAAAAGAGCAGATAAATCAATTAGATGAAGCAGGTCTATCGGGTAGTAGTGCATTTGAGCAACTATCAGTAGAAGCAGGTCAATTGGCTGACCAAGCAGGTGACACACAAGAAAGGATTAGAACATTAGCATCTGATACATTTAAGTTTGATGCAGCCATTGGTGCAGTTAAAGGTCTTGCATCAGTATTTGCAGTTGCACAAGGTTCTGCTGCATTATTTGGTATTGAAAGTGAAGACCTTAACAAGTCTATAGCACGAACACAAGCATCAGTAGCCCTACTGACAGGACTTAATGAGATTGCTAATTTAGTAGCAGGTCAAGGTGCTACCAAGATAGCCTTACAGAATATATTCCTAAAAGATAAGGTAGTAGTGACAAATGTTGCTACTGCATCTGTTGTTGCATTAACAACTGCTGAAGAAGGTGCAGCGGTAGCAACATTAGCCACAAAGAAGACTCTTGACTTATTAAAGGTATCTATCGCAGCAACTGGCATAGGTGCATTCGTTCTTTTGTTTGGTGCTTTGTATAAAATATACGAACAGAATGCAGAAGCCAATAAGAAATACAAAGAAGCATTAGACGAATCAGAAAAGTCAATTAAAAATAATAAAGAAACATTAAAAGAATTTAACAAGACTCAAGAAACGGCAAAAGATAATTTAGATATTTTACTTAATAAAGAAACTGCAACATCTGTAGCAAGAAAGAATGCATTGAAAGAACAAGAAGATGCTATTAAAATTGGTATCTTACCACAAGTTATTGCTATACAAAATTTAGTTGCTGAACAAAAGAGATTAGAAGAGCAGATAAAGAAAAATGATGAGGCATCAAGAACTGCTAACAAAGCAGCACGATTTGATGCAGAAGGTAAAGTAGCATTGGCTGGTCAAGAAATTGCTGCTGACAATACTGCAAATGAAGAGAAGTTGGCAAACATAAAAAAGGCATTAATTAAAACCAATGCAGCAAAAGCCGAACTTACTAAAGAAGGTAATGAAACTGCACTTGCTATTAATGCTGAATTTGATAAGAAAGAATTAGATGAACAAACTGAAAAGAACAATAAGTTAAATGATGAATTGTTAAAGTCTGCATTAAACAGATTAAAGATTAGACAATTGACATTTGGTGAATCGGTTCAAACATCAATTGATATAGCTAAGAAAGAATCAGAAATTGAGATTAACTCAGCTAAAGGTAGTATCAAGAATGCAAAGTTAAGAGCATCAACCATTGCATTAATTCAAGCACAATTAGCAAATACTATTTCAAAAATTAATCTTGAAGCCACTAACAAAGCAATAGAAGATGAAGTTAAGTTAATCGAGGCTAAAAAGGTTTTGAATACTGCTACAATTGAAGATGAAATTAAACAAGCAAATCTTTCTTTTACTGCTGAAAAAAATAGTCTTGAAGCAAGAATAAAATTAAATCAAGCAACAGATGCTGACCTTGAATTACTCAAGGCTAATCACGAAAAAAAGATTATAGATATAACCAGCAGAGCAATTCAAGAAGAATACAATTTAAGAGTTCAGGCATTTGAATTAAGAAAATTGTTAGGTGCTACTACTTTAGCAGAAGAATTGAGTTTGATACGTGCAAGAGGTGAAGCAGAATTGAAAGCAAATGAATTATCTAATAGTTCACTTGAAGTCAAAGAGGCTAATAGAAAGACTATCATAGCTAAGACTGATGCTGACATCACTCAGGCAAAAGTAATTGAGGCAAACAAACGTATTGACATAGACAATGCAGAAAACCAAGCAGCACTTACATTAGGTATTGCAACATCTGAACAAAGAATAAAATTGATTGAAGATGAAGGTCAGAAAGCATTAAATTTACTTGATAAGAAACTATTAGGTGAAGAGGCATACAATGCAGCAGTCATCAAGATTAATGCAGATACTACTGCCAAACTTAATGCAGAACAAGATGCACGAGTTGATAAGGTATTTGAATATGCTAATGCTATTGGCAACTTATTTTCTTCAATTAATGAATTAAGTAAACAATCAACTGATGAAAGAATTTCTTATATAACAGAATCAAGTAAAAGAGAACTTGATGCAATTAATAGTTCTGAAGCATCAGAAATTGAAAAGGCAAAATTAAGAGTTGAATTAGAAAAAACTACAACTAAAGCAATTGCAGAAGAGAAAACTAAACAAGCAAATAGAGATAAGGCATTAGCAATCTTTCAAGCAATAGTAGCAACTGCAAGGGCAGTAGCAGAGGCATTACCAAACATACCATTATCAATCTTGGTTGGTGCTGCTGGTTTAATTCAGATATCTGCAATTCAAAGTCAACCAGTTCCTAAGTTTGAAAAGGGTGGTGAGATTGGCGGTAACAGACATAGTCAAGGTGGCACGATGGTAGAAGCAGAGCAAGGTGAGTATATCGTTAATAGAAAACAAACATCAGCCCACAGAAGAGAATTGAATGCATTAAATCAATCCTCAGATGCCTTTAAGAAGCTAATCAATGAAAGGTATGTTAGACCAGCATTGATGAACTATATGTTAGGTTCTAAATCTAAAGAGATGGGTGTTAATGTGAATGCCACCCTAAACTCAAAAACTATGGAGGCTGAACTTAAAGGATTGAGAAAGGACATGAGACAATCAAAGGCACGTTATAACAACTCAATTGATTCAAGATACCAATGGCAGTAGACATAAGATTCTTAATTGATGGTGCTGATAGAGGTCAACCAACTAATGCTAATGAATTTGGTTTTACTATAGCAGAAGAGTCAACTATTAACGCTCGTATAGTTTCCTTTAATAATGAACTTAACTTTACTGCTGGTGCATTTGAATACATCTACAATAATTTAATTGATACTGGTGGTTGTTCATTGATTGATGTTGAGGTACAATATATTTGTGATGGTTTTTGGAAGAAATTAACTAAGGGGTATATAGTAGTTAGTGAATGTACATTTGACATTGATAGGTGTAGTGTTTCAACTAAGTTATACGATGATTCATTTTCAACTAAGATTAATAACAATAAAAGTATTCCATTTTATAGTAATTCTCCTATAACAAAAAACTTGCAACCAATAGTAACACCAACTATTTATGATGTTGCATTTTTTAATCCATCTAATGGAAACTTTGACATGGGAAACCTTGTTGGATGTATCAAGATATATGATGCATTGAAGTTTCTTGTTAGTTGTATGAGTGATAATTTTGTAGATTTTGAAAGCGACTACTTCCGCAACCAGATTGATAGCGTAGGATATGGCAAAACTCTGATGATGACAAATGGTTTAGCCATTAGAACTCCAAACCAATCACCTACTCAGATGACCTTTGATAAGTTGTATCAAGCACTTAACAAAAAGATAAGATTGGGAATGGTGATTGAAAGACAATCTAATGGTAGACCATTATTAAGAATTGAAAATTATGATTATTTTCAACAACTTAACCCTTCAGCAAACTTATATGACCAACCTGATATAAAGATGGCATTTGATAAGACTCAGCTATATGCGGCTGTGAACTTTGGCTCTGACCCATTCTTGTATCCATCACAATGTAATGGTGGTGCTGGTGGTTGTTTATTTCCACAGATTGCATTTCGTGGATTTAGAGATGAAACCTTTGGTATACTGGGAGATTGTAATACATCTAATGTAATGGATTTGAAAAGTGGAGATGTTGTTTTTGATACTAATGTAATTGATGATATGTGGAGGTATAATAATGACCAGTATGATTTGGGAATGGTACTTGTTGATGCAAACTTTTATGGGTCAACAGAACCAATTTATGCAGATGACCAAGACCCATTAGGTATAGGAGGTCATGTATATAATGCCGATTACATAAATGAACAAGTATCTCAGAACTGGCTTGGTGGTTTTCCTAATAGCTTATTTCAATATTTATCTGTTGCATTTAATCCATATGATACTATAGTAATTGCTAATTCAAATTACAATCCATCTTCTTACCCAAATTTTCAAATAAACTTTGGTGGTAATTTAAATTATAGCGGATTTAATAGTAGCTACCTAGTTTTTGGAAATCAATTTTTTGACCCTAATAATTTATTTGATGGTCAAACATATAGTGTACCATATACTGGTCTTTATCAAGTTGAAGGAAGCATTGCATTTGGTGCTGTTCCACAAATTGCTGCAAGATTTAAAGGTAGAAGATTTCAAGCATTAATAAGAAGATTTGATTCTTCAGGTACATTGGTACAAACAACTTATGGTGCATTATCACCAACATATCTTGGTTTATCAGTAGCATATTGTGATTTTGATATACAAGTAGCTTGTAATCAAACTGACTTAATAAGAATTGATATTGTAGGTAATTTTGTTGCAAATGTAACAACTTGCGACCAACCAGTAATAAATTCTGTTAATGTAAGTGGTCTGTCAAGAGCAACAAGATTATATATAAAAGGAACTCCATTTGAGCCAAGTGCATTGGTTGAAGTTGACCCTAACTCAATTAGAAGATTATTGTATAAGTTTGACCGACCATTAACGATGACTGAGATTGAGCAGATACTTGATAACTCTTCAAGACCAATTTCATTTGGTAGATGGGATGACCCGTTAAGAGTTATTAAAGGATACATCAAGAAGTTGGATGTCAAAAGCATCATTGAACAAGAAGCATCATTTGAACTTAAATCAAACAAGATACTAAGATGAGTTTTATATCTATACCCAATCAGCCTATTATATTTCATACACAAGATGACATACTAACACCTTGTATTGAATGTGGGAGTAATGAATATAAACAATTGATTGATTTTAATGACCAAATATTCTTTCAAGTGGAGTCAACACCTTGCCCATTGTCGGTGCTGTATGCTTATGATACATTTCAATCAGGGTGGGGCAACAACCTTGAAGATAATACCATTTGCAGCGATGATGTTATAGATAGCGGCATCTATGCTATTTCATTAACAACCAACTACACCTACCAACTTTATCAAGTGACGTTCACCATCTTGACATTGGAGCAAGGCACATTGAATGTTGAAATGTATGGAAGTAGTAGTTATCAGATAACATTAGCTGGTACTTACACGCTGTTCTTTGCCAATCCAACAATCACTGGCAACAGCATGACTCTTGTGTTTCAGACTCCCAATATCAATGGATGGGTAGGCTGTCTGAGCACAAGCGGAATCAAAGTTGAAGGTCTTGCATCTGGCAATCAGATGAAGGTGGGTATTGTGGATGCAGAGACATTGGATACGGTTGATATGATTGCTCCGCTTTACACGCTTAAGGACAATAAGATAACATTTGCCTTTGACTTGACGGATGTAGAGCTTGGGGCAGGGTGCTATCGATTAGCCATGACAGACTTCTGCACCAACACCTGTGGGCAGAACTATGTTTTCAATGGCGTGTTTAGCGATTCTTTAGGAAGGGTGGCAGGATGGACTCCAAGCAACGCACTTGTGACTCTAAGCGAAGGGTCGGTTGCGTTTGGTTTTTCATTAAGTTCACAACAAGCTACAATAACTCAAAGCATAAGCAATGACTTATGCGATGGCTTGCAGTATAATGTGGGTGTGTTCATCGAGAGCCGCAGCAATGTGCGCATTTATGTAAAAGTTGGAACAGAGGAGGTGCAAGTATTCGGCACCGGATATCAGACGGTGCTTATCACTGCCGATGGCAACAACCCACTTGAGATATTAGTTCAACAATTTGGTGGATTACCTGCCGCCGCAATATTGAATTATGTTGACATTCAAATTGCAGAATCCGACATCCAGTGGGATCTATACTCCGATGTGCTTGCAATTGGCGATTACAATGATGAGTGCAAGTACTTCAAGATTGAAGGCTGCAACGCAGAGGACCAGTTCAACCTTGCATTCGGTGGTAGTAGCTTCTTGCCTGCAATCAGATTAGAGGGGCGTAAGTTTAGAGCTCAGTATCAAACCGAGGTGAACAACTTCCGCTATGCTTCTGGCAAGTATCAAACGACTTATGTTGACCGCGAGAAGAAGTGGACGTTTGCTTTTGGTCGTTTGCCTGAGTATGTGCTTGACTTCTTAAGCACTATTTTCTACTACGACAATTGCTATGTGAACGGCGACTTATACTATGCCATCGATGGCGAGTTCCCAGATGTGGAATACAACGATGCTGATGACCTTGGAGCAATTGCTATCGACCTTGCATTGAAGTCATCTAAGGTGCGCAAGACCATTTGCAGCAACACCGATGCTGACTGCTTGCCGAGTATCTTAGACAATGCCGATGAGCCATTCTTGTTGGCGCAGGA